GTCTTCGCGCATCCCGATTGCGCTGTGTGCGGTAAAAGTGCTCATCTCAATAATCCTTACAGGAATCGTTCAAAAATGGCAGCAGCGTCTCGCGCTTTGCCGGTCTTTTTCAGGACTTTGCGCTGATCCCTGATTGCCATCTCCTCTGTGTTCACCGGCCTACTGGTTCCCGGTTTCAACACTTTCGGAGCTTCTGCAACCTTCTTCTGGACACCCGGCTTCTGCGACAGAAGTTTGTCGTATTGCGCGGCTTTCCAGAGAGTCAATACAGCGCGTGAATCGTAGACCTGGGCAAGTTCCTGATCCGTGAAACCGAGTTGTTTGGCGTAAGTCCTGATCTCGCCTCTAACCGTTTCACCCTTCTGTGGATCCGCAAACTCAGGGATCGCTTGAGCCAGCTTCTGCTGTTCCTCGGCAACCAATTGCGCGAGTCTCTGCTGATGCTCCGATTGTTGCTGGTAGGCAATTCGTTGCTGTTCTGCTTGGACTGCTGCTAGTTGCTCTCGGCGTTGCTGTAACTCTGCGACTCTGACTGCGTATCCGATTGGATCAGATTCTTTCAGTGCCTCAAGGTTTTCGCCCTTCGACTGTTCTGCCAGAACCTGCTGAATAGCTTGCAGACGCTCGGCATACTGATCTCGGAGAGCTTTCGCTTGCTCGACAGCCTGTCTCTCTGCTTCCAGAGCCTTCCGCTGTTCCGCTAGCGATTGGGTTTTCTGAGTGTAATCCGTGCCAAGCTGGTAAGACTTGATCAGTTCATCCAGAGTAACTTCGCGTTCCTCACCGGCTGCTTTCACCCGGTAGCGCGGAGTTTCCTCAACCTGCTCAGTCTGTTCCTGCTCCTGCTCAACAACCTCTTCCTGCGGTTCCTGCTGGTCGGCTTGTGGAGCCTCAGCATCGCCCATCAGTCCAAGAATTGCGGCAGCGCCACTGTTTACATCAAGCTGTCCACTTCCTTGCGGAGTAGTGTCCATTCAAACCCTCACAAAATTTTCCATCGTTTAGACCTGATCTCAGTCGTATCGGCAATCGCTTGGAAATGACTTTTGATCAAATCTATTGCGCGAATCATTCTATAGGAATTTTCTCTAGCGTCAACCTCGTGATCACTAGAGTTAACAATCCTGTCAACAAACCCTTGTTTCAGGCTTTCCAGTTCCCTGACAAACTCATCATCTCGGAGCAGGTTGGCTGCGCGATCTGGACTCATCCTGGGATTTCCACGTTCGCACTAATACCCGCGCCGATCTTGGCAGCTTTCAGTTGTGCCTCTGCCTCAAACTCTGCTCGTTTAAGCTCCAACTCAGCAGCAGCCTTCTCTCTAGCCAACTGAATATCGGCTTGAGCCTTCATCCGCTGAGTCTCGATTGCTGCCATTGCTTTCTGCTGCTCGATCTGGATCTGCGCTTGAGCCTGAGCAATCATGGCATCGGTAGCAGGATTGGACTGCGGTTGCTGCGGAGGAGGATTGGACAGTTGCTGATCCTGTTCTGGAGTGATGTCCTTGAAGAACTCAGTTGAGTCCTTGAATCCAGCAGCCTCAACAAACCGACCCAGAGTCGCCCGATACTGCCCGAGACTGACCAACGGATTAGCTGGCCCTGCCAACTGTAGGATCTGCTCCTGCTTTGCAAGCACCATCTGAAGCATTGCCATCTGCTCTTGCTTCGTACCAGTCCCAAGACCAACCCGAATGCTGACATCGTACTGATTGCTCCACTCTCGCGGATCCATCGGCACAAACTTGCCGCGCATACGCATCAGAACCTGCTTGTCCTGATACTTGCAGAGCAGGTGCAAAATGCCCTTAAACAGCGATTTGACCCCTGTCTCAGCGAAGATCCTGGCGATCAGTTCGATCTTGCCTTGAGCAGCGTTGGTTACCGCAGCAACAGCAGCAGCAGTGACGTTTTGCAGGATGTTTGGATCGAGTCCCTGTTGAGCATCCGATACACCAGTCCGTTTCTGCTGAACCTGATCGAAATAGCCCATCATCGGGAAGATTTGATCACCGATGGATGGAACCGTGATCGGAGTCATCGCGCCAGGACTCTTCATCCTGACGACACCACCCGGAGTCACATTGAGCAAGTCATCGATGTTGACCTGACCCTCGACCACACCCATCCGAGCGTTGTTCGACAGGTACAAGTTGTCCAACGACTGACGCACTAGGGTGGACTTGATCAGTTGCAGATCAATTGTCCTGTCTGCCAGCGACTGACCAAAGAACTTGTGCGGGATCGGGATCGGGCAAATAACGTGGAACGGAACATAGTCCGTCTTCTCGTTGCTCAGAATCTCGTTGTTGCTGTAGAAGATCTTCCGCAACTCAGCAAGACCGTCCCCGTCATAGTCCACATAAATGTAGCACTCGAAAACCTCGACCTCCTGCATCGACTCATCCAGCGAAGTGACCTCGAAAGGCTCCTCTCCAGGCGTGTATCGAGCAAGACGCTCCTCGGTGAAGTCTAGGCTGTTGAATGCTGGCAGACCGTCAACGATCTCCTTATCGAACCCCATCTGGATCAGGATCGACCTGGGAACCAAAGTACGGTGAGCAAGGAATGGCGCATCCTGAACGGTTCTGGCCTTCTTGGAGACGATCAACTCTTCCGGAGGGACGTTCTCAACGACAACTCGGCCGATCTTGTTGCGCTTCTGTACAACAACACTGCGAGTCTGCGTGACCTGACCGTCAACCTCGACTTCCTCGATCTGCTCTGCAACAACCTGTCGGGTTCCGTCTGCCAGCAACAGTGCAAGCTCGATCTCAGAGAGGTTCTTGTAAACCTCCTCGATCACATCCAGCTTCTCATCCCAATACGCTTTGACCGTCCCGGTCTTCTGGAGCAACGCATCCTTGAACCAATGATGCAGGATGGTGAAACCTGGGTTTTGCTTGTAGAACACCCAGTTTGCGTAATCAGTTGCTTGCTTCGCACCTTCCTCATCACCCGGGCCAACAGGCTCATACTGGATGATGTCGTCTGCGCGAGTGAACACCCGGATCAGATCGGGCAACGCACCATCTACAGCCTCTGCAACCTCTGCGGTGATGATCTGTGATCGACCTTCTACCTCATTGCCATACGGCTTGCGGAGGTAGTAATCCATCGCTTTTGCGCGTTCAGCGGAAGTCTCTGTATCGAGATAGCCAATAGCGTCATCGATCTCAGACGACAGAATGCCCTTGAGCCTACCTTCATCCATTTTGCACCTCTGCCCTGCGAGTGTATTGCCGTTTAGGTGGAGGATCTGCCTGTTTCAGCGCAGCAATCTCCTGCTCCAACTGGCGAATGCGCTCACGCAATTCGTGAATGGTTTGGTCAAAATCTCGACGTAGAACGATGTTTCCCTGCGGAACTAGCATCAAACCACCCATTTTGCACTATGTTTAATCGGTTTACCCCAATCGTCATTGGACATCATTTCCAGTGACTCTGCAAGATAACGCCATGCATCAGCAGCGTGAGAATGCTCATCGTGCAATGGCGCACCAGCCTCCTGCGTGACCTGATTGATAGCCCGTCTGTACCGTTTCAGATGGTTGACTAACTCCATCGTCTTGTCAGCATCGAAATAAGCCCTTGGAAAGACCATCCTAGCCATTCTGATGCCTTCCTCTGGGTTACCCCTTGGCAGCACAGTAACGCGCCTTCCAAGCGTTTCTAGAAGGTTCTGGGTGGATTTACCAGTCTGGAAGTTCTTGTTTGCTCCGTCGTGCGGTATGAAGTCTGTACCCCATCTCCATTTTCTCGACTCGATTTCCATGACATAGCTGTCAATGGTTCGATGACTATCCTCGATGAAGTCAATGATCCTGACTTCTGACGCAACCTTCTGGACAAAGATGATCGACATGGAGTCGTTCCATCCCAGATCCCAGACGGTATGGACTTTCAGTGTTGCATCGTATGGAACAGACCTGATCCGGCCTTCTCGCTGCAAAGCCTCGATCTCATTAGCGTAAATCGCACCATCGACAGCAGGTCTGCATCGACCTTCCCAGACAGTGAGATAGCCCTGCGGATCTCTGTCTAGCCAGTCTTTGCGCTCCTTGTCCAGTTCTGGTGGAAACCAAGGATTGTCTGACCAGTTGACCTCGCACACCCAAGAATCAGACGGTGGTTGCGCCACAAACCGGGTAAAAGTTTCATCCGTGTCTAGTTCAGGATTGAAGCTGATCCAGATTTCTGATGCTGGCTTGCGGATCGTTGGAATCAGAACATCCCAGGACTTACGGGTGACAACTTGAGCTTCTTCCACCCAACAGATGTCAGTTCCCTCGTAGGACTTCATATTCGCCACACCTTGCTGGCGAATACCTGCAAAAGTGAATTCTGTCCCGTTGGAACCTAGAATCCTGTTTTCCTGCACTTCGTACAGGCTATCCAGACCAAGCAGTGTGATCTGATCCTTCAGCAGTCTATGCACAGACTCCTGAATAGACTTCTGCGTCTCCCTGGCGCAGAGAACCCTGATCGGTTTGGATGCTCCGAGTGCTACCAATGCCCGAGCAATCGACCAGGACTTGCCTGAACCCCTGCCACCGTGAAGGATCTTGTATCGCTTAGGCTGGAAGAGCGGCAGTAGCTTCTGCGGAATCTCAACTCTGGTTCTGGACACCGACAATCTCTAGAACCGTTTGGATTGGCCCACCGTTTGCCCCGGAGACGTTTGTCTCTACAGGGATCAGCCTTGCTGCGAGTTTGTAGAACTCAGTCAGGTGCTTTGGATCTTCCATTGCCCACTGCACCATTCGATGAGTGCCACCTAACTGATCAAACGCATCAGCGATAGCTTGCTTCATGCTAGTGCTGACCTTGTTTGGCACACCCTTTGGCCTACCAGCACCAGCCCTCGGCCCTCCGCGCTTCTTGATTGGTTTCTCTAAAATTTCCACTTTGTCCGACTCCTAACGGGTCATCGGTTTACGCTGTCTTTACTCGATCCTTAATCAGTTTGTCGATCTCTGGATCACCCATCTGCTCCGGTGTTGGTGCAAACAATGCTCGTTTTCTGTTGTCTGTCACCTGTGCCGGTTCAGACAAATAATATACAGCAATTGAGTTTCTGGTTACATCAGCAGGACATTTGATTGGATCAGGCAGTCCATGCCATGAGCCTCTAGTGTCGAAGATCACTGCCCGGTTGTACTTCGGCTCAATGACCTTTGCAAGAGTTCTGCTGTCCTTGTAGAGACCCAACCCACCACCCCAGGACGATTCCCATGCAGGAGACAGGTAAACAATAAGGTTAAGGCGACGTTGTAGGTGTAGCTTTGGATGGATGTTGTAATCCAGGTGAACATTGAGCTTCCCTCCTCTGCTGTGCTGATGCCAGCCACCACCGTGTAATCCTTGGTCAGCAAACAAGTCCTCGTCTACCATTGCTTCCAGGGACTGTGTGAATTTGTCGCTAGTTAGCCAAGCAAAAGTCTTGTATGTCTCTGGCGGGAACTTGTGCCAGTCGTTGCAGGTGCGCTTGACCTCTAACGGACTGTCATACCGAAACCAGCATGGATCATCTGGCTGCGGGAACTCTTCTGCTAGCTGATCTGGGTTGGTGAAGAAGTCATCTATCACACAATGCCAGTATGGATCGTGGTTTACGATCATTGAGTCAGCAATCCGCGAATGATCAGTTGATCAATCGGGACATCGTATGACTCCAGTGGGAACCTTCTGCGTAGTTCTTCTTTTGGTATGTCTATCCTAGCCTGAACCGCTCTAGCCTCTGCTTCACCAGCAAGACGCCTATATAAATCAGGATTTTTTTCTGGCAATCCACCAATTGCAAAACCTTCGATGTTTTGCACCCCATGCTGCAACTCATGGGCCATTACGCTTCTTCCTGTTTGCATAAGTCTCGAAATATCTCCTCCGAATACGACATTTCCATCATAATATGCTGATGTTCCAGGAGGCAAATCTTTTGTGTCTTTTACAAAGAATTTTGTACTAATGAAGTCAGGATATGCTTTATAAAGTTCTGGATGTTCAAATACGTTACCAACTACACTTTGCCATTCGTTTGGAGTCGGCGGGGTTCTTTGTTCAAACTTTCTGAACATTTCTTCTGTTTCATCAGCAGTCATCGACTTTGCAAGTAAACCAGATCGAGCAGGAGGCTCCTTTCCAAAGTATTGTCTAAACTGTTCTTTTGCGTCCCCAATGCCTATATTCAGCCGATCCATCGTTTGCCGCAAATAGTTTGCAGCCATAGCTTCATCTAATTGTTCAACATATTTTTCTGATAACCTTCCAAACTCTTTACCGGGTCGATATTCAGAAGAAAAGTCACTAATCTCTTGCCGGAGCATCCCATCTGGTGACCTAAATGTGCCAGTCTGTAAGTAAGCATCCTTATTTGCCACACCAGACTTTTCTAAAGTCTCAAATGTTTCTGCACTAGCCTTATTCCAAAGTCTTGACTTAGGCCCGATAAAGATTGCAGGGATAGTTCCAGCAGCCTCCAACAACCCTGGAATTTGTGCAGCAGCCTTAAACGCGCCAGCAGGAGCACCCAACGCTGGCATATTCCCTAGAGCCTGACCTGTACGATACGATTCCTCTGCCAGCAGACCACCGTATTCCGGCTTATCCAGCCCGAGATAACCCCTGCCAGCACCGCCGACCATAGCAGCAAAAGGCTCACCAATGTTGCGCTGGTAAGCCCCAAAAGCCTGTTCTAGTCCCAATGCGCGGAGTAGCTGGCTGACATCCATGTCACTTGCCCTTGTTGCGTTCGCTGATAGCTTTAGCTTTAGCCTTAGCGTCTGCCTTGGATGACGCACCCCATGCTCTCAGTGACAGCAGCAAACGGGTTGGTTTTCCATCCTTGTACTCTGGCCCAGGCATCCCACCCATCCGAGCCAGGAATGATGCTCTGCGCGGATTGTCACCAGACTTCACTGGAGCCTTCAGGTCTGATCCTGGATTGGCTCGCTCGTAAGACTTCCTGCCAGCCTCATTCAAACCACCAGATGGGCTTTTACCGGCCTTGCGAGTCCATGCAGGTGACTTCATTTCTTCTTACCTGCCCTGATGTTGTCCACCAGATTAGGGTAAGGTCTGCCAGCAGCAGCCGCCATCGCCTTAGCAGACTTCTTCTGCTTCTTCGACAGCGGATCAGGCTTGCCAGCAGACTTAGGCCGAGGCTTGTCCCAGACGGGCTTCATTTCTTCGGGTACTTTGGAGCGTTGTTCTTGGCAGGCTTGGGCTTTTTGTACTTCGGTTGATTGGTCGTACCCATTAATCTTCCTCCATCATCTTAGCCATCTTAAGCATGATCTTGTGCTTCTCAGTCATGCCCTTAACAGGCCCACCAGACAGCCAACGGTCGCAGACGTAATCCTCTGAACACCGGAAGTCCCATCGAGCGCAATAACCGATGTCGTCCTCGTCAACGATCTCCTGCATTTCCTCTGGCAGACCAGAAACCATGCACTCGATCATCTCCGGGGTTTGCAGGAACCGCGCACAGTTCCCACAACTCATCTCATCGTCTTCTGCCTCGGTATATCCAGCTTTGGATTCAGCCTCAGCCTTGTTCCGATCATTGACCTTCTGATCCTGCGTTGAGACTGGACAACCGTTCATTTTGCCCTCTTTGGCATCTTTTTGTACGCAGACTTAGGGGTTGCCTCGATCATCTCTTTTGCAACCTTCTGCGGGACTCCGGTTGACTTAGCAACCTTCTTTGACCCGGCTGCTGCGTACATCAACCGCTGCTGCTGCTTGCTGGTGATCGGCATTTCAGTCCTCGACGATGTGTTCTAAGTGCCCAATACGCCCAATAACACCCATCTTATCAACTTCTTGCACACTTGTCTCCGGCAGGAATTTGAACAATCCATGCTCAATGTCAAAGACTTTTTTGTCCTTCCACTGACTCCAATGGAATGCCAGTGAGCGTTTCAGCGCCAGTTCTAGCGTAGGAATCTGTGTGCTTGGTATTCCGTAACACCGAGTCATGAACATATGAGTCGTGCCGCATTCCTCCAGACTGAACCCTGTCGGAATCCTGCGCTTGAACACCAGTTTTTCTGGATCGTGCGAGTCCGGACTGAAGTCATCCGTCAACTGATAGCGACCACTCACTTTGTAGTTGTTAGCCTCGGTTAGCCAATCCAGTGACCGGATCATCACCTGCATCTCAATTGAGTTCTGGATGAACCCGCGAGGCAATCCACTGTCATGCGCCTCATGGATGAAATCACAATCCCAGAACGGAACCAGATGCACCCTGCGCGGGATAGCCTCTAGGAAGGCTTTATCGGGCCTATAGCGCGACGATTCTGTCAGGACGATGGAGGACAGTGGAAATCGCTTCCAGATGCTCTCAAGCGTTCCTAGAAGCTCATAGCAACGTCTTTCGTCGTTGTTGATCGCTGATGTGACCAAAAATCTCATTGCCAGCCACCTCTTGTACTCTTCCATTCCTGCGTTGCAAATACCTGTCCTTTGCCCGTATAGCGGGAGCCAGCAAAGTGTTCAGGCAGGAAGTAATGGCTCGGATAAACAGTGAGATCAGAGAATTCATGCTCGTGCATTGTCTGAGTGATTCTTGCTGGCCCTGAGAACTCCCAGGCCATCCTATCGCCTGGAGTGTCGTTTTCCAGGTCTTTGATGATCTGACCAATGAACGGATGGCGCGGGACTGATCCGACCACACCGTTTGCGATCAGCCCTGGACGCTTGATCTCTGACTCCCAAGACGCAAAGACATCCGGCTCTAACAGCCAGTCCTCGAGCGGTCTGACACACAGGCTGTCAGCATCCAGTGCGATCCCACCGTGGTTGTAGAGGATCTCCCAGCGCATACAGTCGGCAACTCCGCAAAGCTCTCGCTCCCAGTAGTGCCGCATATGTTTTGCAAGGAGCCAGCCATCTTTCAGGTCGCTGTTACCCCAGACCGTGACCGTGTAGCTTGGATTCTTGTCGATCCAGGACTGGATCTCTGCGTCTGGACGTTTGGACTCATCACCAACCCAGACGAAATGAAGTCGTTTTGGTATCAAAAAAAGTGCCTCCACGCAGGAGGCACAATCGGGGAGACACCCAAGGAAGGAGCGCCCCAATTGTGCCAGATTTATCTTGCAGACGGAAACAGCAGTTCTGGTTGCTTTTGTGCGCCTTTCACCAGCAACTCTTGCGCTGTCATCTCGACCATGTGTTGCCGACCATAACCCGGTGAGACAAACTTTCCACGCTTCAGCCAGTGTGGAACCCAGGTGATGCCTCTCAAAACATAACAGTCTGTGGCCAGCTTCATACGATCGTCTCCTTTATAAACACCCCGTTAGGCATCAGAGTGCCTTTCCGGTCTTTGATCTCGTTATACGCACCTTCCAGGCAATCCAGCATATCCAGCCCTGCAAGCTCACAGAAGTTGATCATGCATACCAGAACATCGCCCACAGCATCAGCGGTTAGAGCAACATCCTTCTTTGCAATCCCATCTGCAAGCTCACCCATCTCACTGACCATCTTGAGAAACTGAGCGTTAGCTGTTGAGTTTGGGATGATCTGTCTGGCCCGACTCCAACCGACAACCCGCACATAAAGCTCATCGAAAGACATTGTTGCCATGATCAGACTCCTTCTGGATTTTCAGAAACTGAGACATGAGTCTGGCTTGTGCTGCCATTTCCAC